CTTCGGAATAAAGCTCCGAAGCTAAAAGTTTTCATTTTTTCCGGAAGGAGGTGCGGAGATGGCAAAGAAAAAGCTGAGTTTTAACGAGATCATGAAGATGGCGGAGCAGTACGGCGTAAAAGATAACGTTTTGTTTGTCTCCGCGGCCGACCGGTACACCGGGCAGATGGAAATGATCAAAAAGATCCAAACGGATCTGGATGAGCGCGGGCTGGTTTTTGAAGTGATCGGCTCGACGGGGCAGAAAAAGATCGAGGCACACCCGATGGCCTGCCAGCTGCCGAAGTACAATGACACGGCGAACAAGACGCTGGGCGTGATGCTGGACATTATCGAAAAACTCGGAGCGCCGGCAGCCCAGTCTGATGATCTTGACGAGTTCAGATCATGAACGAGGGAAGCGCTATACTGGCATACCATCAGAAGATCCAGGACGGAAGCGAGACCGTCGGAAAATGGATCAGGATGCTGTACGAGATCATCGTTGAAGGCATCGAAACAAAGAGATGGTTTTTTGACCAGGGTAAAGCAAACAACGCGATCCGGTTCATAGAAAAATACTGCCATCACTACAAAGGCGAGCTTGCACCAGGAAGAATCAAGCTGAGCCTTTGGCAGCGTGCAGCCGTGTCGGTTATGTTCGGGATTGTCGATGCTGACGGTGCTCGCCAGTTCGATCAGTGTATGTTTGTGATCGGACGGAAGCAAGGCAAGACGCTGCTTGCAGCCGGTATCGAAACATATCTGAGCTACGCAGCCGGGGAATACGGATCTGAAATATATTTCCTGGCTCCTAAGCTGGCACAAGCAGATCTTGCCTTCAGCGCCCTTGAGTTCAATGTGAACCATGAACCGACGCTGATGAAGCGGACGAAGAGCACAAAGAGCCGGGGCCTGTACATCAAAGAGACAAACACGACAATCCAGAAGCTGCCGTTTGCTGACCGCAAAAGTGACGGCTACGGACCTATGAGCTGGGTAGCCGATGAGGTCAGCAGCTGGAGCGGAGACAGGGGCCTCAAACAATGGGAGGTCATGGTTTCAGGTACTGGCGCGAGGCGTGAACCGCTTGGACTCGCTATCAGCTCCGCCGGGTATGAAAACGACGGCCTATACGATGAGCTGTTCCGAAGAGGGACAGCTTTTCTTATGGGGAACAGCAGAGAAGAACATTTTCTGCCGATCCTATACATGATAGACGATGTCGAGAAATGGGACGACATCAATGAGCTGCGTAAGAGTCTACCAGGATTAAACGAAAGTGTATCCGCCAAGTTCATCCTGAAGGAAATAGACACAGCGCATGAGAGCCTAAGTAAGAAGACCGAGTTCCTGACGAAATACTGCAACATCAAGCAGAACAGCAGCCAGGCCTGGCTGACGGCGCAGGATGTGAAGAAGTGCTTCGGGGATACGAAGACGCTGGAGGATCTGAGGCACAGCTACGGATTGGGTGGCATCGATCTCAGCCTTGCCGTCGATTTGACCGCAGCAACGATTTGTGTAGAGAAAGACGGCATTACCTGGTTCGACGTGATGTTCTTCATGCCGGCGAACAAGGTGGAAGAGGCGACGCAGCGGGACGGGCTTCCGTATCGCATCTACGCACAGCGGGGGCTGCTGACGATCTCCGGGCAGAACACGGTGGACTATCACGACGTCCACAACTGGTTCCGGATGCTGGAGAAGCAGTACGAGATCCTGCCGCTGAAGGTCGGCTACGACCGGTACAGCGCGGCGTACCTGGTGCAGGACATGGAGGCGGACGGCTTCAGCATGGAGAGCGTCAGCCAGGGCAGCAACCTGACGGGCGTGCTGATCGACATGGAGGGCATGATCAAGGACGGCCGGCTGCGGTGTATCAATGACAACGACCTGATGAAGGTGCATATGCTGGACGCGGCGCTGAAGTTTGAGGAAGGCACGAACCGGCGGCGGCTGATCAAGATGAACCCCCGGGCCCATATCGACGGCATGGCGGCGCTGAGCGACGCGATCTGCATGAGGCACAACTACTACGAGGAAATGGTTTCCCAGCTGAGTAACGAGAGGTGAAGACAATGGGACTGATTGACAGGCTTTTCGGACGGCCGAAGTCCGCGCCGGCGGGTGAAACGTTTTACGACACGTTCACGGCATACACGCCGACGTTTACCAGCTGGGGCGGGAAGATCTACGAATCCGAACTGGTGCGGGCCGCGGTGGACGCCAGGGCGAGGCACGTCGGAAAGCTGAAGTACACGATGACCGGCACGGCCCGGCAGAAGCTGTGGACGGCGACGAAGACGGAGCCCAACCCGTGGTACACATGGCCGCAGTTCCTGGAGCGGTGCAGCAATATCTACGACATCCAGAACAACCTGTTCATCGTGCCGGTGCTGGACCGCTACGGAGAGATGACGGGCTTCTATCCGGTGCTGCCGAGCAGCTGCGAAGTGGTCAGCCACGGCGGGGTCCCATTCCTGAAGTACACGTTCATGAACGGGCAGAAGAGGGCCATCGAGCTGGACCGGTGCGCGGTGATCACAAAGCACCAGCTGCAGGACGACTTCTTCGGCGAAAAGAACACGGCGCTGGACGGCACGATGAAACTGGTGCACATGGTCGAGCAGGGCATCATGGAAGGCGTGAAAAACGGCGCGACCTACCGCTTCATGGCCCAGCTGACGGGCAAGGCCTTCGACGAAGACCTGCGGAAAGAGCGGGAGAGGTTCGACAAGAACAACTTCCAGACCGGCGGCGGAGGCCTGCTGCTGTTCGGCAACCAGATGACGAACATCCAGCAGTTGAAGCAAGAAAGTTACAAAGTCGACGCCGACCAGATGAAGCTGATCCGCGAGAACGTCTGCAATTACTTCGGGGTTCCGGAATCCGTGATCAACAATTCCGCCAGCGCGGATGTCATGGATTCCTTTTTTAACGGATCCATCGAGCCGTTCGCCATCAAGCTGAGCGACGCGCTGAGCAAGCTGGTGTTCACGGAGAATGAGCGGAACCGCGGGAACGCGATCCTGTTCCAGGCGAACCGGCTGCAGTACATGAGCGTGACGAGCAAGATATCGATGGCCCAGCAGCTGGGCGACCGGGGCGTGCTGACGATCGACGAGATCCGCGAGCTGTTCAACTACGCGCCGCTGCCTGAAGGGGCCGGACAGTACACCCCGATCCGCGGCGAGTACAAGAACGTGCAGGACGGGGACAAGGAGGATGAAAACGATGACGAATGAACGGGAGGTCCGGTATCTGCCGATGGAGATCCGGGCGGAACAGGACGAAGAGAAGGGTGCCGTGATTGAAGGGTACCCGATCGTATTCAACCAGGAGACGGACCTGGGCGAGTGGCGCGAGATCATCGAGCCCTCCGCGGTGAGCGAAAAGCTACTGCGGGACGTGGCGCTGATGGTCGGCCACGACTTCGGGATGATCCCGCTGGCCCACAGCCGGCGGAACAACGAAAACAGCACCATGCAGCTGAAGCCGGACGAATACGGCGTACATATGCGTGCGGTGCTGGATCCGGATCATAACCCGAGGGCAGCTGAGGCTTATTCCGCGGTGGGGCGCGGCGACATGACCGGTATGTCGTTCGCCTTCATCGTGAATGAGGACCGCTGGGAGGACCTGGACACCGAGAAGCCGCTGCGCCGGATCACCGGCATGAGCGAGATCTACGAGGTGAGCCTGGTGGCTTTCCCGGCGTATAAGGGCACCAGTGTTTACCAGGCTGCATCCGAAGGACCCGCGCTGGAGAGCGTGCGGGCCTCGCTGGAGAGCGCAAGGAAGCAGATGGAGGAAGAGCGTGCCCGGGAAGCCGAAGAGGCCCGCCGGACGGCGGCGCTGGAAAGGCTGAACAATCTGGTCAAGGAGGTCAAACACGATGAAGTTTGACGAGATGAACGTGGAGCAGCTGGAGGCCAGGCAGGCGGAGATCGCCTCAATGGATGTGGAAAGCGCGACCACGGAAGAGCTCGAAGAGCGGGCGAATGAGCTCGAGGCCATCAAGGCTGAACTGGAAGCCCGCGCTGAAGAGGCCGCAAAGGCCGAAGCCGAACGGCAGGTCGTGGCGGAGAGCCGCGTGGATGCCGTGATCAAAGAATTCAAGATGGAGGAAAAGAAAATGGAAGAACGTTTTGCTGTGAACAGCCCTGAATACCGTGACGCGTTCCTGCGCGGACTGCAGGGAAAGGAACTGACCGCCGAAGAGCGGGCCGCCGTGACGGCCACCGCCGCGATCCCGACCCAGACGATGAACGAGATCATCCACAAGCTGGAACTGAATCCCCTGATCGCCGCGGTCGACGTGACCAACATCCCCGGCTATGTGACCTACCCCGCCGAGAGCGTCGTGAACGATGCGTCCTGGCTGGATATGGAAGTCGGCAGCACGGACAGCACTGACGCGATCAGCAGCATCACCCTGGGCGCCTACAAGCTGATCAAGACCGTAGAGATCACCGCCGATGTGGACGCGATGAGCATCGACGCCTTCGAAGCCTGGCTGGTTTCCCGCCTGGTGAACAAGATCGAGAAGGCCATCGACGCCGGCATCCTGACCGGCACCGGCACCACCCAGTGCACCGGTATCGTGACCACCAAGAGCACTGCGGACGGCACCTTCACCCGCGCCGGCATTACCTGGGCGCAGCTGTGCGCTATCATGGGCAAGCTCCCCGGTCAGTACCACAACGGCGCGAAGTTCGTTTTCAACCCCGAGTTCTTCTTCGGGAAGGTCATCGGCATGGTTGACAGCTCCAAGCAGCGCGTCGTCGTGCTGGATCCGCAGGGCGCGGTGAAGTACAACGTCATGGGCTACCCGGCCATCCTGGACGGAAACCTGTCCAGCGAGGAGGTCCTCTTCGGCGACCTGAAGGCCTACAAGTTCAACTTTGCCAAGGCCGTTGAAGTCCGCAAGAGCGAGGAAGCCGAGTTCCGCAAGGGCTCCAAGGTTTACCGCGCCATGACCCTGGCGGACGGCAAGCTGGGCGACCTGAACGCGATTGTGCGCTACGTTGCCACGACTTAATTCAGAATCAAATAACAAACAACCCCAACGGGCCGCAGTGTGAAAGCTGCGGCCCGAAGGGCTTTCAAAAGGAGTGCTGACCTGATGAAAACCTTGATAGCGGTGCCATGCATGGATTACCAGGAATCCGATTTTGTGGAGTGCCTGAACGCGCTCACGATGCGGTACAGTGAAGACGAAGTGGAAGTGAAGTTCCTGAAGGCTTCGCTGGTGTACGACGCAAGGAACCAACTGGCGACATACGTCACAACGAAGGGCGGGTACGATTACGTGCTCTGGCTGGACAGTGACATGACCTTCGAGCCTGACCTGCTGGAACGGCTGCTGGAAGACATCGAAGGACGCCAGGCAGTGAGCGGGCTCTGCTTCGGCAGGAGGCCGCCGTTCAGGCCGTGCATCTATAAAAAACTGGAAGTGCACATGAACGGGCAGCTGATTATGCCGGAAAGCGAGCCATGGTACGACTACCCGCGGGACCAGATCTTCGAGGTGGCCGCCTGCGGCTTTGCCTGCGTGCTGATGCGCGTGGACGTGCTGGAAGCGATGGGGATCTACGGCGTGCCGTTTTTCCCGGTCGGCGGCCTGGGTGAAGACCTGACGTTCTGCTGGCGGGCGCGGAAGCTGGACATCAAGTTCCACTGCGACAGCCGGCTGAAGATCGGGCACATCATGCGGATCCACGTGGATGAAATGTTCCGGGATCAGGTTCTCAAAGGGTCAGGCGCGGAGCCCGGACGGCCTTCTGGCCATAAGGGACGGGGCGGGAAAGGCAGCACTCGCCTGCCCCGGTAAAGAAGATTGAGGTGAAGAGACGATGCTGAAGGAAGCGAAAAAGGCGCTGCGGGTGACGGTGACCAACTTCGACGATGAGATCATGCGGCTGTGCAAAGCCGGCCTGATGGATCTGCAGATCGCGGGGGTGGTGGCATCCGGCACGGTGGCGTTCACCGAGAGCACGAGCGGCGCGGTGACGGACACGAGCACGCTGACGGATCCGCTGGTTCAGCGGGCGATCATCACCTATGCGGCGATGCGGTTCGGAAACCCGCCGAACTACGACAGACTGCTGGACGCCTACGAGACGCAGAAGGTCCAGCTGATGCACGCGGCCGGCTACACGGACTACGGGGAGGACGAAGAGGATGCTGAAGAGTAACGTGGTGACGCTGATCAGCGAGAACCCGCAGGCTCACGGCGTCGGAATCGACCCCACGGAAACGGAGCGGACGGTCTACTGCACGGTGAAGAGCATCGGAATGCAGGAAGCCTATCAGGCGATGGGGCTGGGGCTCAACCCGGAGCTGAAGGTGATCCTCGCGCACGACTTCGAGTACCAGGGCGAGCAGATCTGCAGCCTGGGCGGCGTGCGCTTCCGGATTCTCAGGACCTATGTGACGGAGGCGGACGGGATTGAACTGACGCTTCAGCGGGTGGACGGAAACGCGAGAGGAGTGATCACCGGTGCCTGATGAATACACCGCGCTGGTGGAAGCGCTCCAGAATACGAACATTCCCTTTTCTGAGTACGGATGGAAGACGCGGCCGGAGAACACCTACGGCGTGGTTGGGCTGGACATGGAAGCCGGAAGCCTTGCCGGCAGCGAAGGAAAGCAGGACCGGGCCTTTGACGTGAAGGTGGACGTGTTCTTCCGGAAGCTGGCGGACATGGCGGAGATTGCCGGCGCGGTCGAGGCTGCGCTGAGCAGCTGCCTGGGCGCCTGCTGGGAGCTGAACAGCATCCAGTACGAAACGGAGACCAGGCTGTTCCATTTTGAGTGGATCGGCCAGGTAACGGGAACGATCACGGCGCCTGAGCCGGACCCGCCCGCTGCGGAAGCACAGGACGGTGAGGGCTGATGCCGTACACCATGAAAACGGACGGCCTTGAAGATGTCGAAAAACTGCTGACAACCCTGGGCGACAAAGCCGGGGCGGTCGCCTCCGCCGGCCTTTATGAAGGCGCGGGTGTGATGGCGGACGAGATCCAGCGGCAGGTGAACGCGATCCGGACGGAAGAGTTCCGGTATACCGTGTTCGGGCAGCGGTCTCCTTCTCCGGAAGAGAAGGCGGCGCTGCAGAGCGTAGGCGCCGGCATCGCGAAGTTCGACAAGAACGGCGGCGAGGTGGATACCTCTGTCGGGTTCAGTAACGCCGGATACGCGGAGGTGAACGGAAAGCGGAAACCGATCCCGCAGATCGCGAACGCCATTAACAGCGGCACGTCTTTCATGAAGGCGCAGCCGTTTTTTCGTAAGGCCGTACACAGTGGACAAAGGAAGGCCGTGGAGGCCATCGGCAGGGGCATCGAGGACAAGGTCGAGGCCCTGATCAAAGAAAACGGAGGATAAATCACATGAATGCGAATGTTGGTATGGTTTGCCCGGTGGCGGCGACGGTCGCTACCTATACCGCCGGGACGAGCATCAGCTACAACACCGGCAAGGTGATCGCCGAAGCGGTGAGCGCGAGCCTGAACTGGAACCGCTCCGACGGCGAGTTCTACGGGGACGACGTGCTGCTCGACAGCGACAACGGCGTGACCGGCTACACGCTGGACTTCGAGCCCAGCGGACTGACCGACGAGGCCCGGGCCTACCTGCTGGGCGAGACGGTGGCGACCGGCGAGTACACCGTGACCGACGCGGCGAGCCCGGACGTCGGCTTCGGCTACGTGCGGGTGATGCGGCTGACGAACACCAGCGGCAAGGTCGTGGACAGCTACGAGGGCTGGTGGTTCTACAAGCTGAAGTTCGGTGTCGGCAGCGAGGAAGCCAGGACGAAGGAAACGAGCATCGAATGGCGGACGCCCACGCTGAACGGCAGGGGCAGCGGCGTGAAGCTGTCGAGCGGAGACGCGATCAGCTACGCGACCCACAAGACTTTCGAGAGCCTGACGGCCGCTGTGTCCTATGTGAAGGGCAAGGCCGGGATTTCCTGATTGACGGCAATACGGGGGCAGGGGTTTTCCCTGCCTCCGGCTTTTTGTGTATGTAAAGGAGTGCTGAAAAAATGGCTAGTATCACATTAAAGGGGCGGGAGATCCCGCTGATCTACACAGTTTATGAGATGAAGGCGGCCCAGGAGGAAATCTGCCCCCTCGCGGAGCTGCCGTACAGGATCATGGGGCAGGACAGGGACGATCCAAAGGATATGAGCCGCTTCGGCGGCGTCGAGCACATCGACACGATCACAAAGATGATCCGGATCATGGGCAACGGCGGGCTGGAAGAAGCCGGCGAGGCTCCGGATCTGACCGATAAATGGGTCATGCGGTCGCTGCGTCCGACACAGATGACAGAGGTGATCAACGCCTGCATCATGGCGCTGAACGAGGGCATGGCCAGCGAGATCAAGGAAGAGAGAAAAGAGGGTCCGATTGACGTGACCCTTGAAAATATGAACAAAAAAAAAGAGAAGGACGGCTGACCTATCTGTCGGTGGTCAGCTACGGCCTGATCGCGGGGCTGCGGGTGGAGGAGATCCACCGGATGCGGCCTGGGGCGGTGCTGGATCTGTTCGTATACCGCAGGGATTACGATGACCAGCAGCACAGCATCACGAGGGGGTAAAAGAGATGGCGGGCGTCAATGTAAAGCTGGGAGTCAGCGGGGTCAGCGAGTTCAAGCGGAGCATGAAGGAGAGCCAGAACTCCGTAAAAACCCTGGACGCGGAACTGAAGAAGAGCGAGGCCCAGTACAAGGCGACCGGCGACAAAGAAAAATATATGGCGGACCAGTCCAAGCTGCTGAAGCAGAAGCTGGACGAACAGAAGAAGGCCGCCAAGAACGCGGAGGACGCCCTGGAGGCCATGCGGCGGCAGGGTGTCGAAAAGACCAGCGCGGAATACCAGAATATGGCCCGGCAGCTGTCAGCGGCCCAGACGGGAATGTACAACACACAGGCCGCGCTGAACAGCCTGAACGGGGCCCAGGTGCAGGCGTCCAAGAGTGCAGAAGACCTTAGCAAGAATATCAGCGGGATCTCGAAGGGAGTAAACCTTCAGAACCTGACCAACGGACTGAAAAGCATCGACTCCACGCTGAAGAGCGCGGCGAATTACGCCTACCAGATCGGGAAGAACCTGGTTGAAAGCGTCAGGGAGGCCGCAAGCTACGCGGACGATACGGCCACGCTGGCGGAAATGTACGATATCCCGCTGACAAGGCTGCTGCAGATGCAGGCGCTTGTGGACGCGGGGCTGGACACCAGCGTGGACGCGATGCTGAACGCCATGACGCGGATGAAGCGCGGCGTCGGCAAAGAGTCCGCGGAGGCGATGGGATACCTGAAGCAGTTCGGCCTGGTGGCGACGATGGCCGGCGGGAAGACCGGCGAAACCTATGACGAGCTGCTGACAAGGGACCCGGACGAGCTGTTCTGGAAAGCCGGGAAGGGCATCATGGCGATGGCGGACGCCATCGAGCAGGAAGCGGCCGCCCAGGCGATCTTCGGGCGCGGATGGAAGGAACTGAAGCCGCTGTTCAATGCGTACAGCGACCAGGAATCCTTTAATAAGGCACTGGAAGAGACGGAGATCAACAGCGAGGACACGATCCAGAACCTGACGGAGCTGAACGACAAGATCGGAGAACTGGAACACAACTTCCAGGTCGTGAAGACGGAGCTGCTGGGATCGCTTGCGCAGCCGCTGACACAGGTGGCGGATATTATTTCCGGCGTATTGGCGGAGTTCAATAAATACCTGCAGAGCGATGAAGGCAAAGAAAAGATCCAGGAACTGTCTGACGCGGTTGTAAATATGTTCAGCGGCCTGAAGGATATCAAGCCCGGCGACGTGATCGACACGGCGAAGGATATCCTGAATGGAATCGTTGAAGCGATGAAGTGGATCAGCAACAACTGGCAGACGGTTGTAACAGGAATTGAAGCGATCTGCGGCGTATGGGCCGTGACGAAGATCACCAGTTTTGTGACGGAAGCCTGGAAGGCTGTGGACGCGATGCGGCAGCTGATGGGCTACGGCGGAACAGGAACCGGAACTGGAACGGGAACGGGTACCGGCACAGGAACAGGAACTTATGTAGCTGCATCGAATGCTGCAAATAAAATTGCCAATCTTGGAGCGAACGGCGGGCTATGGAACGCATCGTTCGCATGGGATTATTTCACGCACTATACACAGGCCGGGCGGAACATCAACCCGGAATACGGCGGATCATTCAGCATCCAGGCGCTTGTGGACGGAGCGACGTCCGATATCACGGACGCCATTGAAGCCCAGAACGAAATGAATGAACGGCACGAAAAGGGAGAAACATTCTACCCGTGGGACTTCAGCCCGGGTGACTATATAAAGGCACTTTTCGGCGACTGGTCCGGTTTTGAAAAGCTGTACGAAGCGCAGAAGAACAGACCAGGCGGAGCATCTGAAACACTGAAAGATTTTTTTGAAGATGGCGAAGTAAATATCGCTACGGAGCCCGTTGTGGAGAATCCGGAAGCTGCCAGAAGGAATCTGCAGGAAGAGATCGGAACATTGCAGATACCTGCGAATATCGTGCCGGCGACATACTGGTGGGGCCGGAGGCCGGTGGGCGGCGGGTCTCCGCTGGCGAATTATATGCAGGACGTTGAGGGGCGGGAGTACGGCCACGCCAACGGCCTGCCGTTTGTGCCGTATGAAGGATACTATCACCTGCACGCCGGCGAGCGCGTGATGACGGCCAGTGCGAACAGGAACTATACCTACAACAACAACACATACTTCGGGAACGTGAATCTGCACAACGGGATGGAGGTCGACGCGCTGACAGAATCCATCGACCGGCAGAACCGCAGGCACAACCGCGGATACGGAACGTAAGGAGGATAAGGCGATGCCGCTGCATTATTTCATCTGGAACGGCACGAACACCCAGGACAAACACATCCAGGTCGCCAACCGGGTGCCGGTCGTGCGCCCGGAGGAAAGGGTGCAGCACGTGACGATCCCCGGGAGGGTCGGGGAGCTGACGGTCACGGAAGGCGACCAGATCTACAACAGCTACATTCAGACCGCGGAGGTCGCGGTGGACGGGAAAGCAAACGTCCACGAGGCGGAGAACTGGCTGAAGGGCGAGGGCCTGATCACGTTCGACACGGAACCGAACAGGCAGCAGAAGGCCAGGATCATCGGGGCGGTGACGCTGGACAAGCACAGTAAGAACATGGACCGGTATTCCGCCAGCGTCCAGTTCTACTGCGAGCCGGTGAAGAGCGACCCGGACGAGGAAGACATCGAAGTAACGGAGAGCGGGGCAACGATTACGAACCCGGGCGACCTGAACGCCTACCCGCTGATCAAGATCACAGGCAGCGGACAGATCACACTCAGCTGCGGCGGGAACGTGCTGACGATCCCGGAATGCACGAGCGGGTGGACGGTGGACTGCGAGAATGAATGGATCCTGAACGGCAGCACGCCGCTGGGCGGAGTATGCAGCGGGGCGTTTCCGGTGTTCGTGCCCGGCGTCAACACGCTGGCCTTTACCGGGAGCATCACAAAGCTGGAGATCACACCGAGGTTCCGGTATCTGTAAGAATGAGGTGAGAACATGATCGAACTGTACGGCCGGGGAACGACAGACTTCACGAACCACG